GGTTAACAAAGATAATGAACCGTTATATGACTGCTATGACTAAAGCTATACTAGACAATAACGGCACATTAGACAAATATATAGGAGATGCTCAAATGGCTTTTTGGAATGCACCACTAGATGATAAAGAGCACGCATTAAATGCATTGAAAACTGCAATGATAATGTTAAGTAATCTAGATGAGTTTAATAAAGAAATTGCTCAAGAAGGGGTGCCAGCCTTTGGAATGGGTCTTGGAATCAACACAGATACTGTTGTTGTTGGTAATATGGGCAGTACTCAGCGTTTCGATTACACTTGCTTGGGCGACGGAGTTAATTTGGCCTCGAGGTTAGAAGGGCAATCTAAACCTTACGGTGTAAAGATAGTAATTGGTCCTAAGACCTACGAATACGTTAAAGACAAATACAAGTGTTTTGAACTAGATTGTATAGCTGTTAAAGGTAAAAAAGAAGGTGTGAAGATCTATACTGCTGTACAAAATAACTTTCTTACAATGGAAAAGCCTTATGTAGGCCAAATACATGACGGATTTTTATCAGATTATAGAATGCAAAGATGGGATAATGCTATACAATTAGCCAAATCCTTAATAACTTATAACCCCGAATTAGCTCACTATTACGAAAACATGATAGAAAGAATTAATGAGCTTAGAAATGCTAACTTACCAGCTGATTGGGACGGAGTGTTTAGAGCAACTTCAAAATGAGTTGAATCTTTGCAATAAACGATAAGAACGTTTTGTTTTTAAATCTAAAGGCTCGTAACCGGTAATACCCCAATCTTTAGTAATGTTGTTCACAAAATAGTTTTTATCCATTAACGGCTCCATGTAGCAATCGTTTAAATCATTTTCTGCGGTGAAGATATCAGCACCTATTTGCTTGCTTGTGTATAGGTCTGTATTTAAAAGTTCTTTGTTTTTAAAAATCGTTAACCAATTAAAAAGCGGAAACGGCGGTAGCCCGTCTTTCATTACAGGGTCATCTTCTAAGCGAATTGTTTTATGGCGTTCTAATAAATCTAAAAGAGAATCGTATATTTTATATTTTGTTCTAAACTCTTTCCAAAACAAACTATCTGTTCGTTTAGTTAAATAGTGTACTTGTATACCACTGTGCCAATTATTAACTGTATCTAAATGTAATTTATTAAATTCTTCTTTATACGTTTCGTTGTTAAGATCAGAAAGCATTTTTACAAATGTATTTGTTTCTGATAGCACCCCAGTATTTAATAGAGTAACAACTACACCTAAAGCATTAGAATCTAATGGTTCTGAAAAACCAGTAGAAAGCCCTACAGCCATACAATTCTTTATGCATATTTTTTCGTAATACCCCGGGCTGTATTTAAATAGATTAACAGGTTTAATTGAATGACCTAAATATTGTTCAACTTCTTCTTTTGCTTGATCTTCTGTTATATAATCAGAATCAAATATATACCCACTACCGTAGCGATGCTGTAAAGGTATTTTCCACATCCAACCGTGCTTCATAGCAGTGGTGAGAGTGTATGGTTTGTATTCTTTATCTATATCGAGAAAGAAAGGTAACGCTGCTTTACCTGGAAATCTATGCTTGAGACATATCCAACGAGAATTATAGTGTTTACCTATTATTAATCTTTTAAAACCAGAACAATCAAAAACAAAATCACTATTAACTTTACGACCATCTTCAAATACTATTTCTTTTATAAAGCCGTTCGTATCATTATTAAACGATACAACTTTACCTTCTATTCTATGTATGCCTCGTTTTAAAGCATTTTCTTTTAAAAATTTAGCTAATAAAGAAGCATCGAAATGAAATGCATGCGGTATAACCATATCATACCTATTAGTAATAGTATCCTTAATGAACGGTGCTTTGTTAATTACCTTATCATAATGTTGTATGGTAGTAGGTGCAAATGCATTTACCCAAAACTCTTCTTTACCATTCCAGTTTTTAAACGCAGTACAATATTTAAAGGTAGCACTAGTGCTTTTTATAAAATCATAAAAGGGTAGTTTTAATATTTTAAATAAAAAGGAATTAAAACTTGGTACTACCCCTTCTCCTGCACCTAATATACCTATTTGATCGCTTTCAATTAGAGTAATGTTTTGGGTAGTAGAAAAAAGCTTTTGTAACGTTAAAGCAGTCAACCAACCAGCTGCACCACCGCCTACTACAACGATGTTTTTTGCGCCTTTCATTAAAAGTTAAAATTAAGTATTTTGATCGTAAAACTGTTTAGCTCCTGCACAACCATACACAAAATAACCTGAATGATAAAACAAAGACTCAAACGTCCAACCATTAGTTTTAGCAGCAGCTATTGCAGCTGTAATTCTAGGTAAATTAGAACTAGTGTGTCCTAAATATGTCCATCCAAGNGCAACACATTCATTACCGTTTAAAGGTTTATTTTGAAAACCAGTAACAATATTAGCTAAAGCAGTTACGTCATCAGATGTGGGCTTATATCCATTATTACCTGTGATCGGCCCAACAGTAATATATATTCCACCACCTGTAATTGCCCGAGTAAACCCTACATAAAACGTGTTACCGTTATATTGTAACGAATCATAATGATATTTGCAATCACCATCATTGTAATAAGATTGTAATAAATTATGTGAGTTATCGTCCATATTATTACTTACTGTTGGTAGTAGTTATTCAATATAGAAGAATAATCCGTTTTGGATATAGCTACATGCGTGTTTTCTGTAGTTTTAGTAAAGTATCCATATACTGTGTTGTTTACTATATGTACACCATTTGATATAAAACAGGCACAAGCGTTGGTCTTATACGCTTGATCCCAGTATGATATTTGTTTAGAATGCGGACTAGATATAATGGTTTCTGCTTCTATAGAGTTAGTTAATAATAAAATACCTCCAGGTATTAATATGTTATATGCTAACATCATGTATACATCTAGGTTACGTATGTTACGTATATCTTCAAACACTATAAGTCCGGCGTTAGTAGACTGTAGTGTAATAGTATTAGTATTGTATATGTTATAATTATTAGCTTTACACCAAGCAACTGTCATAGGTACTGTATATGCTTTGTGCATATAGTCGGTGTAATTTTCAATCCATAACTTTAAATCACTTTGAGAATGAGAGTTATCTAAATGTAGATAATATATGTAGAGTACTTCATTTATATGATGTATTTTACCGTACATCATACTACGACACATTAATTCCCCATCATCACAAGCCTTTAAACTAGAGTTATGCCCACCTATTTTATTATAAAAGTCTTTACGCCACACTCTAATATGATTAGGTGCCCAAAATTGCCAACTAAAATTAGCTGGTAAAGGTGGAAACGCTACATTAATTAAACACTCTTCTTCTTTATAGTTATAGGTACTATATTTCCACCCAAAATCTGGTCCCCAAGTATAAGGTTTATTATTAGAATCTAATACTAAATTGTTAGAATAGATAAAATCGCCTTTATCTTTATTATTAATAAGCGTCTCTATACAAGTAGGTACAAGTTCATCATCGTGATCTACTTCTGCTAACAACTCACCAACGCCTTGCATAAAGCCGAATTTTTTAATTTCCCCAATATTAGTTCCGCCGTTATAGGGTACTATTTTTATCCACGGTTCAACTGGTAGTATAGTTACATCAGCCCCGTTGTTAGGTATTACTACCCATTCAAACCTTTTATCAGTTTGTTTAGCTATGGAATCATATAACCGTAAAAGCTTATCAGGACGGTGAGTAGGTGTTATTAATGAGACTATCGGGTCCATTTACTTAAAGGACACTTAGACTTTTCTAAGCGAGTTTTTATATTCATACCACACCCACAAGCCATACACCTTGATATAATACCGTCTTTTTTAAGTTTGTCGCATGATAGACACATTGACTGTCTTTCTGTGACTACGTCCTCTGTAGCTAATATGACTCCAGATTTTATAGCTCCTGCTAAAACGTCTTTTCCGGTTTCAGAAAGACTAAAAGCCATTTGCAATAAACTAGGTCCTTGCTGTTCACTCATATTACTATTTACTTGTATCCTGCTTTTTTCAAACACTCTTCATACATTTCAACATCTTTTTTATTGTGATATCTTATTAGTTCACGTATCTCTTCACTTACAGAATAGTTTTCGTTTATATTTTGTTTTTTACTATTTACATTATAATCTACAGTTGGCTGATTTAAATTAAACCCCATAACTCTGTTAAACCTTTTTAATTCTTCTTTAAAGTGCTCCTTTATACCTATAAACTTAAATCTATCTAACGGAACATCTAATAAAGAAGTAGCAATGTTTTGATGAGAAGAGTATTTAATAAAATCTTCTAACGTTACTAAATCGTATGTTCTATGTTCTGTTCTAACACCGTATGTGTAACTAGCTCCTAGATAATAATAATACTGGGATACAACTCTTTCTACTGGGTTTCTTAACCAAGTTATTAATGTTGCATCTGGATACATGTTTAAAGCTTTAGTCGCTTTAAAATGTCCGCACATAAACTTTATATTACTGTTTGGTTTTTGCGTAACACTACCCGGTAAATTAGATCTATTAACTATTAATTCCTCGCTAATCCAGCTAGGAGAATCTATAACTAAAATATCTTTAGAATTAAACTCTTTTGATATAAGAGATTTAAACGTAGAGCCTGCTGTTTTAGGTACATGAACAAATATCAACATACCCACACTTACTTTAAATAAGCTAAACTACAACTTTAAGTAGTAGGATATGGTAGACCGTGCGCTGATAAAGCACTTACGGAATTTGTAGTAACATACGTTGCATAAGGCACAACTGGAATATTATATACAAACCCACCAACCGGTGCACCACCTGCTGAAGCATATCCTGTTGTACAAGTTAAAGAAGGTACATCATAATCTGTGCTTGCAATTACTACACCATAAAATGCCCCAGATGTACCACCAGTAACTGTAAGGTTAGTTGGTGTACGGTCACCACAGTTACGATAGGTAACAGCTAATACACCATTACCTGCACCAGCTGTACCACCATAATATAAAGCGTATCTTGAGCAAGACATATATAATTATTTACTAATTGTATATGTGTTTTAATGTTAATTTTGATTAGAAGTAATACGATAAACTACTGTGTGACTACCGTTTTGAGAAGATAGCTCAGCATTTGGATAGTATTTGCGTACAGAACTTGCAACTTTTTCGAAAACCTCTTGACTATTACCTAATAAATCAAGACCAGCAGCAGGCTTCTTAGCTTGTACAGTGTAGTCTATCATTAGGTACATTGCGTCTTTACCGGCACTTTTAAAGGCAACCTTACATTTATTCTTAATTAAATGCTGTACTAGCTTCGGATTTGGTAATAGTTTCATTATAATGATTTACTTGTATTATTTAAATATCCACTAATTAGTTTTAACATCCTCTACAATATTATCTATACTTTCAACTGTAAATCCTTCTTCTTTATTGCCCCAAAATGCAGATACATTAATGTATTTGGCGATACCGAATTTCTTAATAAAAGCTACCTTTTCAAAATTATCAAAAACTCTTAAATCATCAATAAGAACGTTTTTACCAGTATCTATCTTTATTTTAGGGTTTTTGTGTTTCCAATCCTTAACATACTCTCTATCAAATATCCTGTCTTCGTCAAACCCGAAATTAAAAGCTTTGTTCATTGCTTGAGCATAATCTTTAGCGGCTCTAGTAAGCATATAAACATGCCCTATTTCTCTTAAACGAAACAAGAGATAATTTGCACCAGGCCTTAATACTGCTACATAATGCTCTTTCTTACCTAACGATACAGTTACAGGCTTATCACAAAGATTGTCAACCTTTTCTACATCTCCTGCAACGGTTTTCATACCGAGAGTATGTATTAAGGTTTCGTCTAGATCGACAAATATGTTTATTGTTTCAGAGGGCATAAGCAGACATCGTAGTACTTACAACCATGACATTCATCATCGAGATTAATGTGTGGCATTAAACAAGCTTCTTTTGTAACTTCAGCAATATTTGTATAAGCTGGTTCACTTCTAAAGTAATCAGGATTACCAGTCCAAGGATAGGTTCTTACTTTCTCTTCTTTACCTTCTTCGTTAATTACTACAGTGGTAGACTCTGCATGAGAAGCTAAACGTTTACGCCTTTCCTTTTTAGGCATATTAGGATGCTTCTTGAGCTTTACGTTTATCTTCGGTAACTTATTACCTTTACATTTAGAAGCTAAATCTTTAATTTGTTCTGGAGTATATCCAGCAGCCAAGTACTTTTTAGTCTCTCTCGTGACGTACTCTTTAACAAACAACTTTAAATCGTTATTGTATTTTTCTGCTAGGGTCTTTTTAAAATACTCAATAGGTGCAAAGGTTTTTGCACCGGAAATAGAATCAACCGGGTAAACGTACTTACCACATTTAGATATAGCTATAAGGTTAGTATCAAGGTTCATAGATACAGTATGGTGCCTTATAGGAATAGTGCAAGCTTATTTTTTATCAGCTGATTTTGTATTTTTACGATCTTGAGCTGTATTAATAAATTGACAAAAATAATGTGCTGTGTTAACGTCAGGCTTGTTAGTATATAGCTTTACATGAGCAGTTTTTTGTTTCTCAGTGGCTTGTAAACTAAGCTTTGGAAAGCCTCTTTTAAGCTTGTTCTTTATGTTATGTAACTCTTTAATTTTAGTAATTGCCTGTTTTACCTTTTTACGGTAACCTGGGGAGTTATACATTTTTAAAAGTTCTGGATGGATTTTTAATTTATCTGTCGACATGTTAGTTTGTTTTCGATTTTAAGTTTAATTTATGTGTTAAATAATAGCCGAACATTTCAGCATTCTTTTGAGTCTTTTTTAGTAATGCTCCGTAAACGTGACCCTTTTCTTCTATAAAGTCATCACTAAAGCCTTCTTTCTGTAAACGATTTAACTCTCCCATATCAAATATTGTAGCGCGGGCAGAAGATTTAGTAAAATCAGGAAACACTACTACAACGCCTAATTCTGATGTAATTAAAATTTGATTAGCTTTCTCTGTACCTGTAGTGTTACTTGTTTCGTTAGTAACTACATCAATATCAACATCACACTTATAGTCTTTAGCTGCTTTTATAATGGAATCCGCGTAATCCTGTACGGCAGCATCTACTTTAATGTTGAGTCTCATATGATATATTATATTACATATGAAACGTTTTTCAAGTACTTAAGCGTACGAATCTGTATTTTCTGGCGGAACATCTCCGGCAGAATGCACTAACGTATTCTCTTCATTATAGATCTTTATGCCGTGACCATTATTGTGTCTAGCAAAATTAAGTGCATCATGTATGCTTTCAAACGTACGTTCTACAACTTTAAGTTTGCCAAATCTCCAACTATGCAATTTTACGGTGTGCTTAGACATATTAATTAAAATACTTAGTCCAAACAGACTCTGTTTCTTTACAATATTTTTTTAAAGATCTTTGACACTGATTTACATTTCTAGCTGGGTGGTAATAAGCATCTATTAATTTTGCTGTAATATCTTGACTATCAGTAGGATCTGCACAGTAATTAGTTTCGTAAAACCACTCATTCTTTAACCAAGGTATTTCTGAACTTCCTACTATTGGTGTTCCTTCTGATATATAATCAGCTCCTACAATATTAAATGTTTCTGAAAAACTTACTTGTAAACCTATATCCATACGACCGCAAAGATTGACAAAATTTTCTCTAGGTGTCCATTCATGATTAATTAATTCATGCCCTTTATCGTGTAATTGTAAAAATAGCCCTTTCAAATTATGTAATACAGGTTCACCTTTCATTTCTATACGCCCTGCATTAATATGAAAATGTAGTTTTTTGCCTATTTTGTTTGCAAAATCAATTGCAGCAAATGCTTGTACTAAATGGTTTTTTAATAGCCTTATTGCTCCAAAACAACCTACATTTACTATTTCTTTATTATAGTCTATAGGTTTAGGCGCCCTATAAAAGCCTGGGTAATGGTTTGGCAAATATATAACTTTGCTGTTCGATGTTTCTTTTAACCAATTATTTTTTATACGTAAATAATTCTGTATTTCCTTATACATTCTAGGAGCATTACAAGCTATTATTACATTTTTATAAGTCGAGTAATCTCCTATCCAGTCCATTGCCATACCTTCTCCTGCCATAAACGGTAACTCACTATGCAAACGTACAATCCATTTTACATTTGGATGTAATTTTTGTAGTACATCAAACTTAGTAGGCACTACCCACAAAGCTTCAATAACAACATGTGTAGGGCGATACTTAGTAACTTCTCTATCTATATCATTATTATCTACTACTACAACTAAATTAGACTCTATATTATATGCTTTAAGCATATTGTTTACAAAGCATGCAGAATTGTAGAGTCCTGTGCTTAAACCAATTTGAGAGTGTGCTACACCATTGTAATCTTCTCTACGTTTGAGTATAAACAAAACTTTAGCCATAATATATGTGGGTACAATATTTACCCGCGCACGGCTTTTTTAAACTGTTGCACTTTATTATTATGATTGACTTTGGTGACTAGGACCACCTTGTGTAACACCAGCAGGCAAATCAGGACCTTCTATGGATTGTTCTTTATCTGCATCTCTATTGGCTTTATATATTTGACGCAAGTACTTTGTAAGATCGTAAAAGTGATTATACTCATGCTTAACAATACCACGCCCTTCATCAAGCATTAAAACATACGTATTATCAGAATACTTTAATACCGTTTCAACCTCTCCTGGTGCATAAATTCTCATTAGCTCATTAGAGTTAGATTTTTTTCTACGAAAGTCAAAAAGCTTACTTAATACTCTGTACTCATCATCTGTAAATGGCACTTGACGTACAGTTCTCTCTGGTTCATAAGGTTTTCCTTGTAAACCATTGTATAATTCAGCTAAAATCTTATACGTATTACGCATTACGTATACTTATGATATAAATCCACTTATACCTTAAGTTCGTTACGTATTTTAGTAGCTGATATCTCTTGTAAGGTTTTATCTAAATCAATTTGTTCTATTTTATATCCGACATCTCTACCATAAAATATATTAGTAATGTTTGGTACTCTAACAATAGTGAACTTACTCTCATAGCCTTTCATACCAGTACGAATATTACCTTCTACTTCATCTAAATCAAACGGATTTTTTTCATCTGTACCTTTAGTATCTCTAATAGCAATACATACTTGACCTACCCTATTGAGAGCTTCTAAAATAAGAGCTTTGTGACCGTTATGAAAAGGTTGATAACGACCGAGCATAAACGCTGTTGGTAATTTAGGATCAAATGCAGGCTGTATAATGTTCTTAATTTTGTTAGCCCAAAACAAAGGTGTACCTTCAGCTGTAACTCTTACATCATACTCAGCAGGGGGTACAAACATTTTGTTTGTATCTTCAAATCTGCCTTCTGTAATTCTGTCTACCCAGATTACGAATGCTTTTCCGAATGCCTGTCTAGTTTCCGGTGTAGGGCATACGAAATCGGCAATCGCAAAGCTATTAGAGCGAGAAACAATATCGCACAACACGCCCATTCTTCTAGCCTGTTCAAGACGGTCTGCAACACTGAACTTAAGGTCTTTATTAATTTCATTGCGTATTTCATCGGCATTAAAATGTGTAGCTCCTAATAGCTTAGCTAACTCTAAAGATAGAGTTGTTTTGCCTGCACCAGGCAGTCCCATTACGAGTATTTTCTTCATAATAGTATTTTACACTATTATAACAAATTATCTACGTTTTGCTTTGCCTCTACGCATATTAGCTTGCCAATGAGCTAATTGCTTTTTACGAGGGCTTGCTGTTTTACTATGTACTATTTTATCTAAAGAGCTTAAACTTGCATGCTTTTTAATACCGTGGCGCTTACTGTCTCCAGGGCGTCCTGGTCCTTTATGATTTATAAAATTTTCTTGAGATAACGAATCACCCATACTAGTAGTACCCATAGGTAGGTCTGCAGCTGGATTACTTTCTTCTTCATCTACCGGTTGTGGTTCATTACCAGCTAAAATGGATTTTAAATCATTCAAAGCTCCATTACCACCTTTCCAAGAACTTGGGCCTGTAATAAGGTATTGTTCTTGTTTGTCTGGAGAGGCATTCATAGCAGCATCAAAATCAGTAGGCTCTATACCTACTTCTCTTAAAGAATCAGCCATTGCTTTAATTAAATCAGAATCTAAAGGCTTTGACCAATCATGAGTTTTAAGATCTTCTAAGTCATCAATAATGTCATTTACTATTTGATCTTTACTAGCACTATCATTTAAAGATATTTCATCCCCGGTGTCTTGTGAATACTCTCCTTCTTCTACCCCTGTTTGATCCCCATTCATTGTAGGCATGTTAGAAGCATAACCACCCATAGGTAAGTTTTCTCCAAAAAACTGTTTAAAGGGTTTTATTCCTGTTTTTGATTCATGTGCGTTTATGTGTAATGCAGCAAGGTACTTTTTTACAGAACCTTTCGTACAACCGACTTTTTTACCGGTGTCTTTTTTATAAACGCATTTTCCACGTACTTTCCAGGGCATAGTATTATTTAGTCGTCTTTATACGGAAGTCGTATTATTGGTTCTACTTTAGGTACAACTTTAATAATTGGATTATTATTTCTTGCATACCATATTAATAGGCCTATTTCATTTTCAGGTATACCTGCTTTACGTGCCTTTTGGGCAATAAAAGATCTTAAAGCTGTATCTGCACTAGTACCAGGAAAGTTAGTATCTTCAAGCCAATCTCTTACTTGTAGACGAGATTTAAATTGTACAGGTACTTTTACTTTTATGTTATATCTTTCCTCTTCAAGAAGGCCTGTATTTATTTTATTGGCGTATGAATTAAAAGACATATTAGTTGTATATTTCAGGGTGCTCTTTACCGTATTCTCTTAACATTACCCCCGCTAATGAATTTGCTTCATTTTCATCTGCTGAACCGGTTTTACCATCAATAGCTCTGTCTTTAACGGTTTCATTTTGTCTTGCATGTACTAATTCATGTCCTAAAGAACGTAAGATATCAGCTGTATTTCTTTTACCTATATATACCCAAATATTATTTTCTCCTGGGCTATAACAAGCCATTGCTCTTAACTCTTCTACTTTATTTTTATCATTATTAAGAACAATTTTAACTTTATTTTTATAACCTAGCTTGTGTTTTGCATATTTTAAAAAATCTGTTGTTATTTCTTTTAAAGATTTTGTATCAGTTGTTTCTTCCTTTATCTTTACACAATTGTTAACGCGCTTACCACCTTTCATTTTGGTGCCCATTTTACGGTAACCTTTCCAGCAATGTATTTCTTGTAGAGTAGATATGCGTGAGTTAAAGCTTGACACGTTTATATTTACTATCTCTCCCGCATTTATTCTTTTGGATATAATAAAATTGGCGTACTTGGAAACACCCTGAACACCCACTAACCACCCAAGTACGCCAAAGATTATTGTTGTTTAGTATTTAACTTAAGAGCTGACGCGCTAAACAGAGACACTATAAAAAAAGATGCACACCATGTCTTAAAGGTGTATTGTATTGCTAAAGTAGGAAACAACGTGTTAAGCGACCATATTAAAGATATAGGAGCAAACACAAATGCTAAAGCTAAAATGGTTATTAAAAAGAATAACACAATACTATTCATTGTTATTATATTTTATACAGGATTATTGAATAATCAACTAGTGTTGTAAGTAATGTTATTATGCCAAACACATCAAGCAGCGTTTTCGGATTCGGTCGTAACGTGGTTAAAACAGCTCCAAAACCAACTGAAGCTGAAATCCAAAAAAAATTACAAGAAGAGCAACAAGCTCAAGAAGCTGCTAAGCAAGCTCAAGAAAAAAAGCCTTAATTTAAGGTAATCTACCTTTTATTAAGTTAGGTGCAGGTACAACCCCTGCAGGTATTTTAACGTTTTTAAAACCATCGTTATACCAACGTGTACCGTACTGACTATTCTTTTCTCCTTTTTGATGACCTCTTTCCTGAAGAGTTTTCTTTTGTTTAGCTCTAGCTTCAGGTGTTTTAGATAGCTTTGCACCAAGTAGTGCGTTTTTTCTATTTTTCTCTAAAAGTTCTGGGAAACGCTTATAGCTTTTTTGCAGTGTTTTAAGTCTTTTGGCTATAGTTTCTTCTGAAATATAAACATTGCCGTTACCACCTTTAACTAAATTATAGGTATCTACTCTACCTATATAGTTTTCATCTACGAGTTCTCTTTCCTTCTTTAAAAGAGTTTCTCTATCATCGAAAAATGCTATAATCTCCCGTAAAAAATATTCTTTGCCATACTTTTTAATGTCTTCTGTTAATAGGTAACCAGATCCCAAATACCCGTCCTCAATTGTGTCTGTACTATGTACGCCTATATATTCTTTTTTAGTTACTGTACAAATTGTCTTATAAAGATAGTGATACTTATACTCTTTTTCCATACGTTTAATTAACCTCTAAAACCGTACTTACGTATACCAGAGCGATGTCCAGGCAGTGCCATATACTGCTTTGCTTCGTTAAAACTATCTCCTGAAAGTACTTGACATGAACCACCTGTTTTGTGGTCCCATACCATTATACCAAAACGATTACGCTGAGTTTCTTTTTTTACTGTGTTAGGGTCTGTAAAAATACCTAATTCAATAAGTTTTTGTATTTTAGGATCCATATTATAGTTGTTAATAAATTTTTAATAAAAAAAGTGCCTTTATGAAAACTCTACAGCCCTGTACTTTTACTATAGATACACCGCGAAGGTATACGTTAATGCACGGGAGCATTAACAACGCGCAGGGTTCAGGCTCATTTAAAGAAGAGTCTTTGTTAATGTAAGCGATTAAACTTACAAAGTATTTAAAGAACGAAAAGAATTATAGTGCTTAATCAATTAAGATCAAGCACTATTTTTAATTATTGCTGTTGCTGATTTGAATTAGTAGCTGCTGGAGTTGCAGGAGCTGCTGATGTAGCGGATTTCTTAGCGAAGAATTTCTTATAAGCTAAGAAGCCTGCTGCTGCGAGAACGAGAATAATAATGAGTGTTTTCATACGTTATTATTTACTGTTTAATGTACGGAAGGTATCGGGATTACTGGAAGGCCAAATATACTCTAAATTATCTGGAGCATCAGGGAATTGCTGCCTATAATGCTCCGGATATTTCTGTATTAGCATTGATTGATGTGATAAATGTATATCTTTATTACCTAACCACCAAGGAAGCGTAGTAGGTTTGGATTTATCGTAGTAAACACCTATCTTTTCATAGCATGTATCTTTATAGCCACGTTCTTTCCAAACCTCACAAACTACCATACCATATAATGCTAATGCATTTTCATAATTACGCCACATTTCTCTACAAGGGTGGTTTTTCCAACCTTTGTAGTTAGGTCTGTGAAAAGAGTTGAGAAGTTGTAATACTTCAACGCGCTGCTTGCCAAGACGTTTAACATCTAAGCATTCAGCTGATTTTTTAAAATCTGAATATGGTAAAAATGTTTGCACTTTAGTGTATTAAATGTTGAGCTAGTACCATCATACTGAGCCATAACCACATAGTATTGAAACCAACTAATGTAGGCAACGCTTTTTTACGGCTTGCCCATATTAAAGTTGCGCTTGTAATAAGTGTTAAATAATAAAATTGCCAAATATTAATACCAAATATTAAACCTGGTATAATAATAATTGCTTTAGCAGCCCAGGATACACATTCAATAGTGTTATAATTGGTCCAATACTCTCTTGTGAACCACATTGCATAACACTCTTTTACGTGTTTCCAGCTAATGAAAGTATAGAGAAAAATAATCACTATTGCCCAAACTAATGTAGCATATAGTATTTGATGAGTTGTCATAATGTCGTTTGTAATTAACTATGCTTTTTTAGCTATAATTTCTTTATCCCATACTTCACGAATATAGGCAACATATTTGTGTAAAAATTCTTTTGCTTCTTCTAAAGTACTAAGTTGATGATAACCTTCTGGTGGTAAATCTGCCCCAGGCATGCTTAAATCTCCCATAGCCCCGATCATAGGTTTAAATTTACCGTTATCGAGCTGACGAATAACAAGGTAACAGCAACGATAATCCCATCGTTCCCAAATACCACATTGTAAGTCTTTCCATTGAGAAGCTGCCTGTCTACGTAAAAATGCTTTATTCATAGTACCTAGTATGGTACTTAATTAAACAAGTGCAACTTTAATTTGCTGTAGAAGACCCAAAAGCTACTCTTTTTCCACGAAAGTTTGTAACTACCCATTTTACATTTGCACTACTTGAAAGTGCCCGTAATGCTGGAGAATTAGGTATTACCTCTTTACCACTCTGAGTAAAATACTCAATATCTGCAACTAGATAATACACTCCCATGTATATATCTGCACCATCTGTATATAGTGCTTTTTGCTCAACAGCCGTTAGCTCGTTAACATTGCCAATCAATGTCAAATTCATAGTTTAATATTGCAACAGTTCCCAATCATTAAAATTTTCATTTACAGGTATAAAATGCTTATCAAATACAATTATTAATTTTTTATCTGCTTTTTGTATCCATTCAGTAAAACTAGGGAGAAACGTGTTGTTATTATATTTATTAAGATCAGCTACAGAAATCTTAAATTTTAAACTATTTAACATACCTAATCCAGCATAAATAGCATCTATTTGCATACTACTATATGACAATTCAAACGCTATATCTTTAAAATTTACTTCCATCTACGATAAAAAAGGGGTCTTATGCAATAACATAAGACCCCTAGGGTTATAACTTAGCGGCGTGATTTCGATGGCTTAGCAAAGCGTCCCTTTGAATCGCGAACGTTATAAAAACGTGGCTTTAGGTATACTTGGCTATATTGGGAATTAAAACCTACAACACTAAACCTTGAAAGGTTAATTTGACGTTCAGCTGATGCAAATGCAGCTGCTAAACGCTGTGAAGCTGGCTTCTTACCAATAGTGCGATTATTGAACTCACGTACGATAGTATTTTTTGATGTAGTACTCATATTGACTGGTATAGTATAACCTATTTAAAATAATTTTCCACTTGCTTTATGTACGGATTAAATAAATATTTTGCAACATACATGAACAAACTTTATATTGCTATTATAGGCATTTATGACGAAAATACAACTGAACAAATTGTATTAAAAGAAACAGGCGTGAATGCAATAAACGTGTATGAAGCTCACAAACAAGCATTTTGGAAATGCAATGTGAAAGAAAATCAAACAGTACTACGTATACTGGAAGCTGATACACGTAAGTTGCAATTTGACTTTCAAAAAGGTTTTACCCCTTAAAGGTTGTTGCTAGTATAGCTCGGTAAAGCTTTTACTTTTTTCGGTGTAACCAAATTAAGTATATCGTTTTGTAAAATATATATGTTTGTTAACGTACGGTTAATTACATCACTAGTAACTAATTCGTTACTGTGTACAAAATAACTATCGTTTATAGAGAACACTTCAGATATATCTGAAGGCACAAATGAAGTTAAACATATACTTGTTGTACTTGTATTAGGTATAATAAGATTGCCGTTACTATCAAGATTAATGTAATACTTTCCTTCAATTGCTTTATAAAGTATTTCATGGTTTTGAATAATGCGCAACAAGCTCTTATTATAAACCCAGTCTTGTATAAATTCATTACTATCAATTAAACAAGCAGATAAAGGCGTAAACAAAGCATTAACTCCTATTGTATCGTACAGATTAAGAGTTGTAGGTAAATCAACAAATTTGAATATTCTAGTATTAGTAGCTAAGAAAAAGTTTAACCGGTCATCAATAAACCCAGTTTTTAGATATTCAAAACCACCTAAAGTATCAAAGTCTGGGAATACTATTTTGTTAAGCGCTTTACCTGTTGTAAGATATTTGTATATGTAATAAGGGGTAATTAAATAAAGAAACGCACCGGTTGGATCAATTACCATTTTGTTAATAACATCATTTGATTGTATGTTACCTGAAGGTAAAATATAAGCAGTGTTGTTTGGTACAGGGAAAGCATTAATTAGATTACTCTTTTGATCTAACTCAAATATAGCATACGGAGATTTAAAAGCATATATGTTTGGTGTAGGAGTACCGTTAGAAAGCGCTGAATTAAACCCACTTAAACCTATAGCTTGTACAGCAAAGTTTGTATAATTTAAACCAGATGCTGCGGCATACTTAACTGTTTGTGTATCTGGTATAGAACCATATTGCTGATACGGTAAACTTGCATTAGACCAAATGGCGCCTGTTAATGGGGAATAATATGTACCACCAGAAATTAAGCCATATAAAGTAAACGAATTACTGATACCAGATGATGTACTATCATTTAGTCTTAAACCGTCATGTACAAAGTTAATTTGATACATGTTACCTGTTGCAGAAGAAGCAGATATGGTTGTAGAATACGTTACAATAGGTGGCACCGGAGCAAATGTTTGCGCCAATACAAATACGTGTTCGTTGGCTCTATTTACTTCAATACGTTGTACACTATATGCACTTAATAGACTTGTGTAAAGAGTACTTAACCAACCTAGTGCGGTGTTGTAAACTTTAACACAGCTGTTATTGCTATCCGCTACATAAATTTTAGCGTTCCAAGCTTTAATTTCTACAGGGTTATTGAAACCTATATTATTACTTCTTGTACCATACTCTCCACCTACTTGGGCAATAGGGGTTAATATGCCGTCGTTTATGTTAAGATCGACCTTGTATACTGTATCTGTGTCAAGTATGAAAAGTTCATCATTATAAGAATCAATAGCGCTTAAGCTATTAAAGTTAGGCATGTTAAAACTACCAATATTTGCTGCACTCAATACTAAAGTGTTGTAATAGTCATTAGTACGTACCTGTATGTAGTCAGGGTTACTACCTAACCCAGCAAACGCAATATAATTATAGTAATCCGGAGCTGAATTGTTTGTAAATCTATAAGATTTAAAGTCTTTTACAGTACCGTCTGCAAAACCTATTGCGCTTACACTATTATATGTATTAAATAGGCCGTCATTTAATCCAGGTATAGTTGTTCTCCATGCATACCCTGTTAGAGGGGTTGTATTGCTTTGATTTAAAATACCAGTCCACTCTACTAAATTAAAATTAATATTAAGAGAAAGAATTTGAGATACACTTTGTAAATAGTCAAAATTATCTTGTATTTTTTGTAAACTATTGTTTATGGTACCTGCTACTGCCCATTCGTTTGAACCTATTTTAATATCGTTTAATTTCCACGGTAATACAGGCGTATCTATTGTTGGGTCATAAAAATTAACTGTTGAGTAAGTAGGTAAAGTAGCATCAATGTAAAACCTGTTAGTTAATACACGAGGCACACCACCAATACCTGCTAAAGCTGCAACAGTTACTGTGTAGCCTATATTTGCTGATATAGGTAATGTATAATTGTATAAAAAGAAATTGCTACTACTTGGTAAAGAAGTATATGATGTATAACCTGAAAGTGTGCCGTAGTAGGAATTACCTGAACCATCTCCCCAATTAATACCATAAGTTGTAACGTTTTTACTGATTGGATACACTGACTGTACCCATACTGGAGAATTTGTTGTAGCTACTGTCCAAGGCGTATAAGCTGCCAGCACACCTGTAGAAGGTGTAACAGAAGGCGTTATACTAATTGTAGGAGTTACTGTTGGTCCAGGAGTAGAAGCCGGAGTTACTGTTGGGGTAGGCGTAACTGCCGGTGTTCCTGTAGGGGTAGGTGTTGGAGTAAGAGATGCACCAGGTGTACCACTAACACTAGGTGGTGGGGTTACAGTAGGGGTAGGTGTTACAGTACTAGTCGGAGTACTTGTAGGAGTAGGAGTGATACCAGGTGTAAGAGTAACACTAGGGGTAACAGTATAAGACGGTGTATTTGTGGGGGTTACTGTGGCTGCAGGGGTAACAGTAGGAGCCGGCGTATTAGACGGCAGCGGTGTTACCGAAGGAGTCGGAGTAGCAGGTGGTGTAGAAGCCGGAGTAGAAGTAGGTGTAGCTGCCGGTGTTGCAGGAGGCGTACCACGCGGGGTACTAGTAGGGGTAGGGGACGGTGTTGATGCCGGCGTGCTAGTGGGTGTAGGCGTTACAGATGGTGTTGTAGTAGCTGTCGGTGTAGGTGTTGGGCCTACTACTGTAACGGTATAATAAATGTACGAACTGGTTGCCCCATTATTATCGGTTGAACTTGCCCTAAATACGTAATTACCTGTACCATGATCCCAAGTAGAACTGTAACTTGCTGTACTGCCTGGGTCGTTTGCTAAATCTGTATAACTACCGAATCCTGGAAATAATACCTGTATGTCAGTACTAGCTATACTACCCCAAGAAGCTGTATCAATATCGCTACCATTAGCTGTAATACTATAACTAGTGCCTACTACTGGAGAACTACTCGGTAATGTACCCCAAGAAACTGTTGGGTAAGCATTAACGTTTATAGTCTGATATATGGTAGTTACTTGACCATAAGAGTCTTGCGCTTGAGCACGCCATAATACAGTAGTGTTACCAGAACCGGTATCAGTAGAATTATTACCAGTATTATCAGCCGAAGAAACATAGCTATATGGGACTTCTGCCCACGGTACCCATGTACTACCACCATCGTAAGACTTGTCAATTAATATAGCAATTAATGCATTAGCACCCGAATATGCATTGGCTCCTGGACGATATGTTTGACCAGAATTGACTGTGTAGTTGGAAGGAAAACTACCACCATCCCATGCAATTGTTGGTGCAGCTGGTGTTGACCAGCTTACAGTAGCAGATATGTTAGAACTACCTGAATCAAAACCATATATACCACCTTCAGGGGTTGCATTACCTGAAACCGTCACACCCCCACCGAAATTGACACCGTAATACGTTCCACCAGGAGCTACTACAACACTATCTGCTACCCAGTCTCCGCTAGGCTGTCTTCTTAAATTATTAATCGTTACTTGAGCAGTAGCTTCAACGCTATAACTATAAATACTTTCATTATCCGTTGCTGTATAACCACCGAAAGATGCTACAGCTTGTGCGTTATTAGGAAACTCTGAAGAATCTGTTACATAACTAGTAGTAGTACTTGTAACTACTATATTATTAAGAATGGTAGCACCGTAAGATCCTACATAATCATCAAAGTGAATAGATACAGAGTTACTAAGTGTACCCCCTGAAGTAGAACTATTATTATATAAGCTTACAGAACCCATGTGTTATGTTATTTACTCCCAAATTATGTTACGCAATTGAGCATATGCTGGAGCTATATTAGCAACAGCGGTTTGTATATTATTCTCTACTATAGCTTGCACAGAAGGTGCAAGTATACCAGAGTTTTTAATCTTTATATCAAAAAATTGAGATTTAGCACCGGGTAATCTATGTAAGAAGAATCTTTCAATTTCTTCAATATAACCACGTAACCCTGTTGGTATTAACCAGTCAAAATTATTAAATTGATTATACTGATAATGATTAGATAATGCTAATATATCAGAACGAGTAAGTGTTATGTTATAAAAACGTATATCTGCAATTCTACCGTTGTACAGATATCTATCAGGTAAACCTATCCATTCGTTTAATGTAGAGTTTTTGAAGTTACTAGCTCCAATAGTTATTTGCGGGTTATTTTTGTAGTTGTATATAGTACGTAAATTAGCTTTTTCACTTGGAAGGACGTGATTTCCAAACAGATCTATTAACTATATTACCATCTACATATAAAGATGCTACATTGTTATTACTGACGGTGACTGCAAAGTGATGCCAACCAGGGGCTAACAAGTTTGTGTTGTAGCTAAGGGTAAAGTAGGTAGGTACCGGTGTAGTTAAAGTAGGATCTTGAGTAACAATGTTTGCTCTTATACCTTGGGAATTAACATAAGGTGCAACAAACTTTCTTTGATAATCAAACCCTGTAACATCTCCATTTGGTATTAAGTTTGGTACAGCTACTTTGCTTATTAATACGCCGTTTGCATCAACTTTATATACAGTTTGAGACTTACCATCTAATACTAAGCCGTAGTACTGTAACACATTATTACTATTAAGTTCGGCTATAAAATTAATTACCCTATTGTTTGTAGGTTGATCATATACTAAGGAATCACTAGTATTAATTTGCTTTGACCAGAGTATAGTTCCATTACTATTAATCTTAGCTAAATGAGTTTTGTTGTAAGTAATCCAAACATTGTCGTTTTTATCACAATTAATGTGTTCCGGGTATGCAACAGTTAATATACCTGTATTGTTTTTATACAGTATTCCACCACTGAGAGTGTACACATTATTATTACTATCTACACAGCCATTAACAGCGACTAGACTTTTTGAAGATAACCAATCTGAATTATAAAACGAGGGTTTGCCGTCAAAGTCAAGAACAAAGTTATTAAAGTTAGCAGCAGAAACTGAACTTACTAAAATACCATTTGTTAAAAATTGTCTATAACAACAAGAAGTGGCATTGTTTCTTGTTTTTAATATAATATAATTTGTCGAATTTTTAGTTATAAGTTCAGCATTTACAATAACTTCGCTTGTAATAGTGGAATCAAAAGCGGTTAAAGCTACTTTATTTGTTAATAAGCCATCCGGGTCAAATGTGGAGACGAATTTGTTAGAAGAATAATTGTCAATAACATAATAACTGTTATCGTAAAGACCTTTTAATATAAAACTACTACTACTTAACGGGTCGGTTGCAGAAGTTTCAAATGTACCGTACAGCTCGTAATTTAATTCTTGTAATTCTGTGTTGTATGTATAAAGAATATTAGGAGCTGCTGCTACAGTGAAGTAAGGTGTTAATATAGGGTTGTTAACAAATACACCAATACCGCCATTAAAATAATTACCGATAATTTGATCTCCGGCTAAATCAGCCCAATTGTCTTGATATAAGAAGAAAGAAAGAGTATTACCTTCATTGTTATTGAAATCGTTAATACTTGTATTAATAGTACCATATGTACCATTAGTAATATAATATGGTGTTTTTACTGTACTATCAATACCGGAATTACTTGGTGTAAACGAGTTTATAATGCCTGCACTTAAGCCTGTTACTTGATTATATAGTATATCGCCGAAATTATCAATATAATACGTTAAACCGGAAAATGAATTAACTAATGTTTCATTATCATTGTCTCCAAATCTATGATAATAGTATAACACCCCTGGTTCAAAAGTATTAGTTGAAGGTACATCCCATATTAAATTAGGATAATTATTTGTACTGTTTACTAATATACCAGATAAGGCAGATATAGCACTATAAGCAATACCATACTGATTAACCTGTTTAGGGTCATAATACCTATCTACCCAAACCGGTAACACGTTTACATTAGCACCAGCTGATAGCCACGAACAAAAATATACCCCTTTGCGGTTGTATGTATTAGTACCTGGATAGTACGCACCAGAAGCACTGTTGCCCCAGCTACTGTAATAAGCATAGTCAGCTACTTTTTTGACCAACCTATCAGAACGAAACGGTGTAACGTCTGCGCGAGCACCATAGCTAATTAATGTAGAAGAACTTAAAGGTAGCACCACTGAACCATAAGGATAGTGAAAGTAATTATCTTGATCTTTTACAAAGTTAATTTTTGCTACATTAGAGTTATAACTTAAATAAATTTTATCAAACCCCTCAGTTTGATTTAGCCCAGTAAACAGTTTAGTGTAGTAACGAGTCGGAACATTAAAAACTGTTGATTGTACGTGCTGTGGGGAATAATAATTTTTTAGTGTGTTTATATTAGTATCTATCCAGCCACCTGAAAGGGTTTTAAAAGGAGCTGATACTAAATAATTAAATTTTGCATTACCAGAACTTCTTGCTACACTTAAATTGTTATCTAATCTAGAATATTGTACTAAATCAGACTGTCCATATGTTTGAGTATTACCATAAGCATTATCTAAATGTAGTCTAGTTATATTTAAAATACACTCTGAAGGTATTGTTAAATTGTTAGAACCTACACTATAATTAGTAAAGGTTTGAGGTACCAAACTATTGGCAGAAAGAGCAACGATTTGGGCTGTCTTGGAATTAAATAAGCTTACATAACTACCACTTGCAAGAGTGACAAAAGTATAATAAGATTGATCAGGTACCCAGTTTATAGGGCCTGCAGAAAGAGGATTATAAAAACCATTACTAATTAAGTAGTTTGTTACAGAGTTGTTGTACGAGTCTGTACTAACATAAGAAATTTGTATTGTATTGGTTTCAGAAGGAAAATTAATATTGAAAATAGTTGCTGCACTTAATTCTGTAGTAAACGATAAAGTACTACCAGACGTAGAATTAAAGTTAGTAGCGTAAAGATATAAGGTACCTGTTTGATCTGTAATTAAAGAGTTAACAACATAATCTCCTGGAGATATTAATGGCTGAGTTGTTATACTATCAGTTAAACGAGAAAAATTTGTTAATGCTAATAATTCGTTTTTGTTTAGCGTAATATCTAATGTATTACCTAATAGCGTGGTATTGTAAAAGTTTAAATCATCAAATGTGTACACTATGCCACCACGCAACGTTAAGTTGTTATCATATCCATACGTTAAAGCTACTGGAGCAGCACTAAGAATCATACGGTAATACTTACTACAGGAAACAGGACTTTTATACTTCTAAACCGGTATGTTAATTGCATTTTTCGGATATAAAATCTTTAATACTCATATATTTAAGGTTACCGTCTAAGTTCAATCTTTGATGCAGTTTTTTACTTACGTATCTATTATTGCCAAATTCGCTTTGCACTAAATATCTAGTGATTAAAGTGTATTTTGGATTGTTTTTATAGTCATTGTTGAAGTCTTTTTTTGTTCCGGTTAAAATAGTGGGAGTTAAATGTATTTGTTTAAAAGAAGTCAATTTCCATGTACTATCTTCCAAACAAACAGTGTTTTGTACGTTACAACTAACCCACTTTAAGTCAATTTTAAGTCTGCATTCATTTAAAGCAAAATTATACAATTCATGAAATGTATCTTCTAATAACTGCAGGTTTAAATATTCTCCGGTAAACCATATATCTAAATCCCAGGTGCTACTCATATCATATACACAAGATCCACACACCCAGGGTGTTAAATTATTGCAGTGTAATTGTTCTTGTCTGGTTTCTATAAATTTCTTTACACTTGAAAGAGTAGGTTTATCCCAACATTTATCAGTTGTAATCTTACCAGCTTGGTAAAAAAATGACATGATGTAAAAAATTAACCGAAAACGTCACTATTACCACTATCGTCTCCACCAAGAAAGCCTCCACCGTCTAACCCTCCACCATCTCCATTACCCATGATACCATCAGAACCCCCTGCATCAGCTCCTGCATTGGTACTATCGTTTGTAGTTTGTGGATATATAAGGCCCGTATCAGGAGAAATATAAGCCCCATTAGCATCTACTTCCCCTTGCGGTACGGCGGTAGAATTTGCAATAGAATCGGTAATTGCTTGACTTTGTGCATCTACATTTGCATCTAAAGAAGCAAATATTGAATCAGTAGCAGATTGAGTAGAAGCATCTAAAGATTGCTGAGCAGCTGTGGTTTGATCTACTATTGAATTTGCAATACTCTGTACTATAGGGTTAGAATATGTTTGATTAATATTAATACCGGAATTATTAGTTAAATCAGTAAGAGTGTCTGTTAAACCTTGCACAAAACCACCAATTTGAGCATCTATATTTGTTTGTACATTGCTATTTAATTCTTCAAGAGTGCCTTGCAAAGTTAACGGGCTACCTGCTAAAACTGGGTTTTCTATATCGCTAGCTTCTGGTACGGTTGAGTTTTCAGGTAAAGAGTAATCCACTGGAGGGGAATTACTAAATGTTGGGTCTCCTGTTCCTATATAAAATCCAGGGTCTATAATTATTACCGGCCCATAACCTCCACCACCTCCACCAGAACCACCCCCACCAGAACCACCACCCGGACCAACTACTACTGTAATTATATCAAATAATGAAGTTATAACCACATCTTGAGAAATAGTTATAGTAGAATTATCAAGACTACCTTGCGTGGTATTAACACTTATTTGATTGCCTGCTGTAACAAGACTACCGTTAATAACGCAAGCCCCGCTATTTACTTGATAGCCTACTACATAGTAACCACCAAGAGGTTGAGCATTAAGACTATATGTGCCTGCAGGTAAATTTACCGGGTTACCAGTACCGTCTCCATTTATAGAAGTAAATAAACCATTGTTACCGTTAATAGGGGTAGCTGCATAGCTTTGTACCGCTCCCACCGTGGCCATAGATGAATATACTGTATCGTTGGTAGTGTTTGATGTGTATGCTCTATAATAATATGTATTTGCACCTAAACCACCATCTGTAAGAGTTAAAGTGTTATTAACTGTATTAGGGTAAATTGGAGAACCGGTAACGTCAGTCCAAGTAGCTTGATCAGTAGAACGCTGTATACCATGTATGTTAAGTACAACATTACCCCAATTAGAATTAGCATTAGATGTTAAATTAACTGTAAATGGGCCGCCCCCAGAAAAAGAAGCAGGGCTAGTGCTTATATCTACAGTTACTTGATTGTTAATAACCTGTATAACACTAGAATCACTTGAGTAATAGGTTGTACCGTTAACTACAGCATATGCAATAAATTGATAATAACCTGGCCCTGAATCTGGAGACCATGTAGTGGTTATTACAGGGTTAGTAGCATTAGGGGATATACTTGCTATAGTAACGTAACCACCGCCTGTTGGCGGGTTAGTACTACCACTACGGGCCTGTATTGCAAAGCTTGAAACTTGTAAGTTTGAAAAAGCTTCACTCGATATAGTTAAAGACGTACCATTTGTTATAATTGACGGAAAAAGATTTATACCGTCAAATACCCCTGGGGTGGTTACAGAAACACTAGCTACAGTACCATGAGTAGGGGTAGGGGTAGGAGAAGGATATGGGGCTGTAGGGGTAGGTGTTGGAGTAAGAGATGCACCAGGTGTACCACTAACACTAGGTGGTGGGGTTACAGTAGGGGTGTTTGTCGGTGTAAATGTTGGAGTAGGACTATGAGTAGGTGGCGGTGTTGGGGTAGGTGTTGGGGTAGAATATAAATTCCTAAATATATTCTTTAAATCGTTACCACCAATACCAACGTTCGGTGTTGTGTTAACAGCAAAATCTGTAGGGTTTGCTATTTGATCGCTAATTACATTAGAACGATCAAACAAATCATTTAAATCATGTTGTATACCACCAGAAAGTACTTTATAACCTGTTACAGGGGCTTGATTTACCCCTGAATACGGAGCAAATGCAGAAACTAAATCTACATAAGTAGCCGAAGCGCCTTGCACGCCTAGGTTTACATTATAAAGATAGCCTGTAGCAGATAACATTAGGATTTAGCTTCAAGAGCTTGTACTCTTAGAGTTAGTTCTTTAATTGCGTTGATTAAAACTGGTACTAACTTACTATAATCTATAGATTCACATTCCCCTACAGGTCCTTTACCTACAGCTTCAGGTATAATTAAATTAACTTGTTCTGCTATTAAACCAATATCATTAGTAATAGGTTTTTCAATCCAATCAAACCTTACAGATTGTAACTGTTGTACACATGCTAAAGAGTATTCTAAAGGTCTAATATTTGTTTTATATCTTTCAGAAGACTGAGATTGAAAGCCTGTAGCATATATAATAGCATTACCATCAATTTGTGTACCAGGATTATCTTGGAATCCGGAACCACCAGTTGTAAATGTAACTATATCCCGCGCATTACCAGAAAAATTGGAAACTACTGGATAAAAATAGTTAGAGCCGACATTGTTAAAGAAGTCGTTAACAGATATTCTACGACCACCAGCATTACTGCTTTCAATCGGCAAATAGTCTATGTTCGTACCTTGAATAACAGCTGTATTCGTTAAAGGTAACTGGATAATTCTAATTTGTGGATTTGCCATATATATTATTTACTAGGTTAGCGTTATTATAAACATGTACAACTACCATATGTACGAGTGTTTTCTAGGTTCACTGAACATGTAGCACTTCCAGTTACACCATAGACTGTATCGTAAACGTCGCATCTAGCAGTGCCATACTGTACTGTATCACCGCATTCCCAACAGAATACTGCTGCAGTAAAGCTTGTAGAACTACTTGAAGGAGAAACTATATTAATATTGCCGTTGTCTATAGACCAACTATAAGTGTAAGAACCTGAACCACCTCCTACGCTTACAGAGTTAGATGTACTTGCGGTACATTCATTAGTGTTAGTACAAGAACCAATAGCATCCCCGGTACTCATTGTAACTGTTAAGGATACAGGGGACGGAGTAGGTGTTGTTGTAGAAGCTGGGGTTGGGGTAGGATCAGGAGTGCTAGGTGGTGTGTTAGGTGGTGTAGAAGCTGGGGTATTAGAAGGTACCGGTGTTGGAGTTGGGGTTGAAGTTGGAGTACTTGCTGGGGTAGAAGTAGGTGTAGATGTCGGTGTTGAAGCTGGGGTACTTGGAGGTGTTCTTGTAGGTGTAGATGTCGGTGTTGAAGCAGGAGTGTTAGGCGGCGTACTTGGTGGTGTATGAGAAGGCGTTACAGAAGAACCAGGGGTTTGAGTAGGTGTTTGCGAAGGTGTTGATGGAGGAGTGCTTGGCGGTGTTGAAGTCGGAGTAGAAGTAGGAGTAGAGGCCGGTGTACCGGTTGGTGTTACTGTTAAAGTAGGGGTAGGTGTAGCAGTAGCTGTTTGAGAAGGCGGTGGTGTAGGTGTTGGAGTAGATGTCGGAGAAGCAGGCGGTGTAGAAACCGGTGTTACGCTGTTCGTAGGGGTTAATGTAGGAGTATATGTTACTGAAGGTGTTAACGATATAGTAGGTGTTACTGTAGGTGTATATGTAGGTGTTACCGTTGGAGTAGAAGTGAAAGTAACGGTCGGGGTAACTGTAGGTGTTGCACCTGGTGTTAAACTTATAGTAGGCGTTACTGCTGGGGTGTTCGTAACTGAAGGTGTTACAGTAACTGAAGGGGTATGAGTAGAAGTAGGTGTTACCGTTGGAGTAGACGTAAATGTAGGTGTTACTGTTGGGGTATGAGTCGGGGTAGCAGTTGGCGTTAAAGTCGGTGTAGTTGTAGGTGTTAAAGAAGGGGTAAGAGTAGGGGTGATGGACGGAGTTGGAGTAAGAGATATATTTGGAGATAACGGAATATAATTTACTACACCAGCTTGATCTTGAGTGTTAAAGAAAAATGCTTGATTTGTATAGTTAGATAACCCTTCAGCAACAATAATTTGCTTATTGTTAGTACCCCATGCTCTATTTTTTAATAAATGAACAGAATCAAAAGAAGCAGGAGCCTGAGGTGTTGTAGCGATAGGGTTATATGTTAACCATGTAGAATCTGCTTCTACTAATAGATTATATGTATAAGCTGTAAGACTTGGAAACATTGTAGCCGATACAACTACAGATGTTACAGAAGTACCACTTGCTGTATTATAAAATGTCCAAACGAAATTACTTCTACTATCAATACCAGCAGTTGCACCTGTAAGAGCGTCTTGTAAACTACTATACGTGTAGTTACGCGTTATAACCTTTTGAAAGTTAAAAGCTGATAATATATATGTAATTCTTCCAACAGTGTCATTACCAAAATTAATCGCGCTTGGTTGAAACACAACAGTAAGTGGAGAGTAACCTGTTAAAGTTACCAATGGAGAGGCCTGATCTGGCTGCGGAAAATTATATGCTAATACAGACATTAATATTGTACTTTATAGGTAATAAGGTTTAATTTTTGAGTTTGATATGGAAAACTAATAAATGTAATAACGTAAGTTTGAGTATCCTCGTTATAACAAAATACAGGGGCTTCCATATAACTTACCGTACCTAGTGGGTAAACATACTCTTTAAATACGTTAGGGTCGGTAGTGTTTGTTGGATAAATTCTAGTTCTATCTTTCGGATTGTTAAGATCAAGTCGATACAATACAGGTACAACTACACTAGAAAGGCCGTTGTTACCTATAATAGATGTAGAGCCTCCTGTTATAGTGCTTGAAACCAACGTACAAATGGTGATATTATTGTTTATATCATCATACCAATTACCACCATAATAAGTTACAGCATTAGGAGAAAGATTACCTATACTACTATTAAAATAATTAGTTAATATGGCATTACTTGCTGTAGACCCGGCAGATAATGGTAAATAGTTTTGTAGGGATTTTTGTATTGTGTAGGTATTATAATCAAATGTAACCTTTTCGTACAATATAGTACTAGAAAGCTGTATAACTAACGTATCATAAAACACTTCAAAGTTTACAATATTGTTTGCAGTTAATTGACTATAAATTGTACTATCATATATGTAGTTATTATATATTAAATTTAAAGCAGATGGCCCTATGTTAATAGTACCATCAACTGTTTTTGTCCACAAAGCTCCAGTAGCAGTAACCATGGAATACATACTGTATGGTCTTGTAAACGGTTTATATAAACCGTATTGATTACCAAACACATCTGTACACCAAGAGTAAAGCTCTCTTCCTGGGGTAAACACCAAATTGGTTATTCTTTGATTTAAATTAAAGTAATTAAACTCATCTAAACTGTTAGCACCATTATTTTGGTTCCATATATTTTTATAAGGGCCTTCCCAAAATTCAAAATCATATTCTGCAGTAACTATACCGTTGTTACTAGATTTTGTGGTTTCATAAAAAGACTGATACGGAACAAATTTTTGATATGTGTCTGTATTAACAACTGTACCGTCATATAGGTTTGATATACCTATAGCTTTCATCCAGTTGGTATTGGTGTTATGAGTTACTACTTTAGAATCAAGATTGCTACTACCTATCGTAAAGCCTTTATTAAAACGTGTTGGATCAATATATCTGTAACCTGTACCTATAGCTACTTGAGTGGAGTCAATACTATATATTATATTTTTAGTTAAATAGATTGACGCACCAAGATTACTCGGTACAAAATAACCACCAAGTTGATCGCTCGTAACAATGTTCTCGTTTAATTGGGGTGCAAGTGCAACTGTAGGGTAATACCTGTTTGTTAAATTAGCAAAAGGAGCAATAGGTATAACGCTAGAAGAAATCAGTCCAGTACTTGTACTAGAAAGTAGATACTCGCTATTACCTAAATACTTCTGAGATAAAGTATTTAAATCAGAATTTATTTGGTCTTGTGTAGCAAAACTATCTACAACTGTATTACCGGTATCCATTAATGATAATATTTATAACCGGTGCATTAACTACCAACCATTAATTTATAAGTACTTCCAGAAGAATCTTGTATTGTAATATATCCGTTATTGGTAACTGGAGTGTTTACAAATGAACTGTTTAATAGTATATTAGAAGCACTCAATGTTACCCCAGTTATTGCCCCGCCGGTAATATTAACATTGTTTGCATTTTGTAACGACATACTACCATAAGAAGAAGCTATTGTTATACCTCTCATGTTTACAACCACCCCGGTAGTTGTACTTGTAGCTACTAACATTGGTTTGGAAACTTGCCCCACTGTTACAGGTGCTGTAGATGTTAGAGTACCTGTACTTGTGGGCGATAAGAAGTAGACTGCACCATCTGTTAAACCGGATAAACCTGAAATATAACCATGATATACTATAGTAAATGTGCTACCTGTAGAAGACTGTACAATGCCAAGTGCTTCAGCATCGGAAGAAGTATCTGCTTCTGCTAATACATAACTACCACCACCAGAAGCTCTTGCAACTACTTGACCGGCAGAAAAGGAATTTGAGAAAGTAATGGTTTGTATTGTATTACCACCAAACCCGCTATACCCCGATATACCAGAGTAACCAGAAGTTCCTTGACCTGAATACCCTGAAATACCACTATAACCGGAATACCCAGAAATACCACTAGCAGCATAAGCACCAGGGAGTCCACTATAACCTGAAAAACCTGAAATACCGCTATAGCCAGAAATGCCACTATAACCGGAATACCCAGAAATACCGCTATAACCAGAGATACCGCTATAACCGGAGTAACCACTAAATCCTGAAATGCCGCTCCATCCAGAATAACCACTAATACCACTATACCCAGATGTACCTATACCTGAATACCCAGATTTACCAGAGTAACCAGAAACACCTGAACCACTAAATCCTGAAATACCACTATACCCGGATGTACCTATACCTGAATAACCGGACGCCCCAGAAACACCTTGCCCTATAGGTGTACGTACCACTGTAAACACTGAACTACCATTATACTGATAGGCAGCTGTAATTGGTGAAACGCTTGACGTATAAGCAGAAACCTGTAATAGTATTCTGTCAGTAGAAGATAGAGTAGTAATACTTGATGTGGCGTAAGAAACTTTTTGATACGTAGAAGTAGTATCATTCACTGCTCCACTATCGGCACTTAAAATAAAAGTACCAGTAGAACTAGTGGTCATTGAATATGTATATATGCTAAATACAAAATTTGCTGAACCACCCAGCACATAACGATAAAATTCAACATCCCACAAACCAGCGGGTATCTCTGTCACTCCCGGTTCTCCAATTGGTGTTAGGTACCAACCAAATGCAGTCACCCCGGCGCTAGAAGTAATTATAGCATAATCATCATTAATTGTCGAGCCACCACCGCCTGGCTGTAAAGCCATTACTTCATATAAAGCAGGGTTTTGATCGCTGTTAACCTCTTGTAAAAAATATGTTCTACCATAAACAGATGCTCCAACTTGTCCGCTAAAGCCTGAATAACCGCTAGGGCCACTATAACCGGAGTAACTAGAGTAACCACTATATCCAGAATAGCTTGAATAACCACTATATCCAGAATAGCTTGAATAACCGCTGTAACCGGAATAGCTAGAGTAACCACTATATCCAGACCAACCTGACGTACCAGAATAACCAGAAGTACCCGAGCCAGAATAACCAGACCAACCCGATATACCTGATCTACCAGAATAACCAGACCAACCTGAGTTTCCATTACTACCATTTGCTCCTGCCGGGCCAGAATAACCACTGTAACCGGAGTAGGTACCACTAAAACCACTCTTACCAGAGTAACCACTGGTACCAGCGCTATTAACTAACATTGATGTATCTACTTTTACTAATGCCATATTATTAACGTATTACTATCACTATAATTGTATTAACAGGTGGTGGCCCGCTAAAGGTTATGGTTTGATTTTGAGAGCTAATTGTATAGCTACTGTCTGGAGTCTGTACAATACCATCAATAGTAACTTGATAAGCACTTGAAGTACTTGAAGTTATATTATTTAAGGCAAAGGTGGTTGTATTACCGTCGCCTATAAAAGTAAAATATGTTGGTAAAGTAGATGCCATCGTAAGAGAGGTTGATGTTGCTACGGATGCTATAACATTAGAAAATAGATAATCTGTTGGTATATCATATTGACCAGCGTTATAAACATCTGCAGGAACTGTTAAATTTGTACCAATATTTACTGTTGCGCTAACGCTAGTGGCATCTGTTAATTGTAAATCGTAATATTCATTAGTATCGTATAACTCTTGTATTTGTACGTTAAATTTAGGGGCTACTGTAACCAAATATGGCAAGTATTGTAAAATATTAGGATCTGTAACAACTAAGCTGGTAATTAATCCGTCCGGGGTTGTTTTACGAGTAAATGATGTTAATAGGAAATTATAAAACAAACGCTCTAAAGATAGAGCAGTACCTGTTAAATTATATTTTAATTTAGTGTAAGTTAAATGATTACGAGTATTAGCTAGATAAATTGCTATATCTTTAAGTCTACGTGCATAGCCAGTAATAACAGATTGTACACTTAAAGGATCATCAAAGTTTACGTTATTAAACAATTGCTTTTCGTCGTTATTACGAGCCGTAACCCCTAAAGACTGTAAAAATGCTTTATAATAATTTTGTACAGCATTAATAGCTGTTGAATTGGCTAAAGCATGATTAATATACCAGCTCTGTACATACGCATTGTATTGAGCATATGGATCTACAGGAGAAACGCTACTATTACGAATAATCCAATCTTGATAAGAATAAGGTTGAGTCAAATCTTGATTCGTTGACGTATTTGACGACGTTGTTAAAGCGTTAATTGTGTTAAAGACTGGCATATTATTAATTTATTAAACCCAATCCTTTATGTATATAGTAACTAAAGATTTTTTCTAAAGTACCACCATCGTTAACCCAAGCAGCATGGGAAGAAGCCTGTTCAGATAAAGTCGTCAGCGGGTCATCCCAGTTAACTAACCCAGCTACCTGTTGTTGATTAGTAACAGGACTATATACAAAGAAACGATAATTGTATTGTACTGGCGTCTTTAATCCCCAACCATAAAACGCACTTAACGGATATGTTGTTAAAGGATAAGAAGATAAAGGATAAGCGGTTGTTGGTAAAAAGTTTTGCAGATTGCGGGCTGTTATAGATGCATACGATGTAATTGCAGGTACTTCTAATAACTCGTAATATTGAGAGTTAAACATATCATTAACCACTATCTTTTGTCCTGCAGATACCATTGTCGTGCTTATATTGTATTCGGTTAATATTCCTCCTAAATTAGGAAAACCAGCACTTAAAGTAAAGTTACGGGCATCTTGAGAACGTGCACCCCACACTCTACTTTGTTGTACTGAATACAAATCATAAATTTTACCTAACCCTGGCGGTATGTTAGTATAATTAAAGTCATTAAGATTTAAATCTAACATTTCTGACAAAGAGTAAAATTGATTTACGTTTGATGTGAGCGGGTCTGAAGTGTTTTCTACAAAGTTAGTTATTTTTTCGTATAGCACCCCACCAAACGTATCTTCATTAGTTGCACTAGTACCTGCAATAGCAGATAAATAATCATTAAAAAATACTGTATTTTGAGCAATTGTTGGTTGTAATGCGTAGGATTTTAATTGAGCACCGAAATCAAAACCAGCTCCAAATTTACGTGCAAAATAAGTACTATTAAAATCTACAATGTCAAATTGCGGACTATAACCTGAAAAATGCTGACTGTATTTTACACTAGTTATTGTATTTGTAAGGGTGTAAGGGTAGAACCCTGATACAGGGTTTGCAGTCAAATCGTTTACATAATACAAGCCCGATATTGCTGTACTGTAGAGATAGGATTCAGCAGTACCAGCAGTTACATATGGTGTAAAAGCTGCTATATAAAACCCGCTGTTAAAGGCTACACTATTAAGGGTGTATGCAAATGTTTGTAAATCGTAAGAAGTATTGTATGTGTTTATTACACCACTAACAGGGGTTTCAAAATATATTTGTACGTTGCCTTGACCGCTTGGAGAAAATGTAATCGTAAATAAAGGAGCCCCACTTAAAATGTTTAATGGATAATTTAATAAAGGAGTATCTGAAAGGTAAGAATTTGTACCTGTTAAAACAGGGCTGTTAATTGTCATTACAAACCTACTAGATACCCCGGACCAATATGTACTTTCAAAAGGTACTTTACCGTTTAATGTAAAATCTATATGGTCTGGAATTAAACTCTGTACGTAATAATAAGCAGATAAGCTTACTGCTGTATTAGCATAGGCTGGAGTGTCTATGTAATCGTAATCTCTAGCAGGCGGGTTAGGTATATTTAAAGTGTCTAAATTTACCCATAATGTAGTAGGGTTTACGTAAGAACTAGAAACACTATTTACAACCATTGAAGGTAAGTCGTCTACATAGTAAAAATTAAATGAGCCAGATAAACCTACTTGTGTTCCTGAAGATGAAGGACGTCCATTATTATCAATTAATACCGGAGTACTGCTTATTGGTTGGTAGTTTAATAAAACAACTTCATTATCTAAAGAGGTTGCAGAAGCCGATGTAAATCTCCACCTTGGTCGTAAATTAATTAATTGACCATCAGGTACTTCTGTCCAAGGCTGAGATAAAGAATTATCAGCATAAAAAGTGAAATTAATGTTATTATTGTCCTGTAAACTAGTAAAATAATTTATTGTTAAAGGTACTGGTCCAGCTGAATTACCTGAATAATTAGATTGATAACCGTAAAACGTATAAATGTCGGTTGAAGGTATAGAAGTAGGAGTACCTGAAGATAACCACCCACTGGTAGACCAGTATAATTTATCTACAATAAAATTACTAGCTGTTACTGTTGTAGAAAACGTAAAAGGGTTAACACCAGCACGAGTGGTGAGTATCCAGTTAGCGTTATCTACGTTCACATCAAGAGAAGATGTTGGGNTTGCACCTGTAGAGAGATCTCCTGGATTATTATTATATAAACCTATTTTTATTTCATAAACTCCAGGCCAGTTATAAGTGTGGGTCGGAGCATATTCTGTACTATATGTACCATCCCCGAACCACCAAATAATGTTATAATTTGAAGTTATTGCAGCTTCAGTTATACCGGGCTGAGCACTTAAAGCACATGTAAAAGGAGTAGCTAGGGTAAAACCGCTTAATGGATTAGCTGTTAACCCACTAACAGTAATACCATAAAATGCACTTAGCGGTATTAACGAAATAGCCATATTAGAAGTTTACTATAGAAGTGCTTTGTGTTACACCAACATTTACTACTACTCTAGATAAAATATCGTTAATATTGTTTAAATATACAGTTTGAAAGTCTAATGTAGTAAATGTATGAGTTGTTGATCTTATATCGTTGTAAGGATAAGATGGGTTAAACACTATTAATGAAACTCCATTTATTTGATCCCCGCTACTTGTGTTTTGAGTTGCTATAGATTGTACTCCAGGTATAGCTAGTATTTGACCGGTTAAATCAGGTATATCTACAGTATAACCAAGAGTAATATTGGAAGGATTAAAATAGTTTTCTAATATTGTCTGTACATTACTTAATACTGTTGAAGCAGCTACTTTAGAATTGCTTGCCATATTAATAACTAAATTAGAGTTTGCTATATCACTATATACAACCCCGCTTGGTGAACCCAAACCTATAGTAATTGCAAGATAGACTGGATCCATAACAATAACTTCAGTGGTTAAACCTTTTACATTATTAAGAGATGAATTGATTAACTGTTTTTGAGCTGGAGTTAAATAGTTTACTGTACTATTAGATAGTAATGCAGTTGCTTTAGGCATTACATAAACATATACATTATTAAAATTTACCGCATCAGCAAAAGCCATTTGATTATATAGCACTCTATAATCTGTACCAGGGCTAGTCAAACCAATACTGTAAAGGTATTGTAAGTGTTGACTTACATATTGATTATTATTTAAAACTGCAACACTGTTAATAATGTTTGCAAAATTATTTGTTACATATGCTTCATAATCCCCTGGGGTGACCACTCTAAATTGAGATCTAAATGAAGCAGGCGCGTTTTTACGTATACTAGCTACTGTTTCTACATCTGTAAAAGTAGTAGAAATAGTATTATTAGAAAATTGTAGGCTTATTATATTAGCATCGTTTAATAGAGTTAAATCGCTGCTGATAACGTCAGGAGAAATAGAATTAAACTGAGCAGTATTGTAAATAGCAGGTATTTGGCCGTTTAATGCCCCTACACCTACTTGACCTGCGGTGCCTGCTGTTTGTAGATAATAAACTGCTACCTGATCTCCCGCTCCAAGTTGTATACCGTTAATACCGTCGCCAAATTTAATTTCATAATGCAAATCACTATTTAACCGTATTTCATAAGAAGAATCTGTTGCGTTTTGCAAATATAAAGATTCAGTCTTGTTCCACTGGGTCCATTTGCCAGTAGTGGCTTGTTTTACATAAACATCTATATTAAAATGATCAATTGTTACATTAGTACCTGGAACTAAGTACAATATTTCATTAGATTCCCCGGCAGCTGTATAAAGCGGGTATTCAATATAACTACCTTGATATAACAGATACTGATTAGCTACATCACCTAGTTCCTGTATGCCTGAAATTGTTTTAGTAAACGTAACATCACTATTAAAAGAATAAGAAGCATTACCTAAACGTAAAAATGTATAACGCGGTATTGTATATGTACCTACAGCTAAATTAGCTGTTGCAGACACGTCAAAGGATAAAGTCGATGTTTGAGCACCTATAGGGGAATAGTTAATAACATTAACAATACGGTTAATGTTTTCATAAAGTTGAGCTTCCGTAAACATCGTTTCTGTTGATGTTTGGTTCATATAATACATTAATGTATGAAAAGCATACGAAATAATGTTATTAACAGCTGTAATATTCGAACCCTGAAAGTTTTGATCTGTAAATAAACCTTCTGTGTTTAAACGAGAAATAATGAAATCTCTTAACGAAAGCGCATCAAACGCAACGTATTGGTTGGATGTGATGTTGAGATTACTTGCGTCTGTAGTGGTATTCATTATTGTATTGGAAGAAGGGTATACCCGTTATTGGTTAAAGTGCCTGGGATATTAATAGTTGTATTCAATGACGGGATTAAGATACTTAATGTAATTGCCATAGAATTATCGTCCGGGTTAACACTTATGTCTATATTCTTTACAGAAACCCTCGGTTCAAAAAAAGTAAGATTTTTTAATATTGTTTGACCAACTAAGTTTGCAGTAGTATTAGTAGCTGGCATAAACAAGTACTGCATTAAGTTTAAACCATATTCTGGATTTAATAAGTTTTGGCCAGGTATTGTATTAAATAGATTGTTAATAGAGTTAACAATGGCTGCTTGATCATAATCTATTGCAACATCTCTTTGAACTGGCTTATTGAAATCCAAGTGCAGATCTACAAAGTCATATTTGTTGACTGTTTGTATATTTTGTAGACCGCTAAAAGTAATACTTGCCATATAAATTACTTAGGAACAAAGTATAAAAACGTAAGTAATAATATACCTTTTATGAAGAACAGCAAGTTTATACATCTTTACGAAACCGTTTATAATCGTTACAAGCAAGGCGCCGGCTTTTTAGAGGGCGATGTGGTTAAGCTTAAATCCGATTATAAATCTATGGATTGTTATAAATCGTTAAACGAAACGATTAAAATACGTATTGAAACTGCTGCTAAATCTGGTTTTAATATGCGCTTAGGTCGTTTACATACACCTAATGCTCAATTCGGTTCTTTAGGTTATGAAAAACTACCAGCTACTCATGCTGATGTTTATTCTGAAATGTCTCCAGGTAATGTTGGTAATTTAATGACAGTACCAATAGATATTTTAGAAGAAATAGACACAGGGGTAAATCTACCCCCTGTTTCGCCAAATAACAAGCGCCCTAATGGTGCATCTCAAGATGCTGCTGAATGGGAATCAAATCCTGATACTCCAGAAACAAAAGAACAAAATCATTTAGGTCACGAACAAAATTGGATTAAAAAAGGTGATTATAAATTAGCAGAAAAAGATAAAAAGTCTTCAGTTGGTGCTAATGAGCATGATGATTCAAAACCATCAGAAGAATACGAACCATTACCTAAAAACAAGATGAAACCAAAGACTTTAAAAGAGTCAGAAGAAATTTTGAGCGGTCTTTATATTAAAATACTTAATGAAGACGTAGGTATGATGGGATCTGGTGCAGAATCAAGCTATAGTGAAGAGGCAGATGTGTGCCCAACTTGTCATCATAATCCATGTACATGTGATGAAGCACCTGTTGGTATGGCAGAAGAAGAAATATGTCCAGCTTGCGGTGCAGAAGTTTGCGGTTGCACTCATAGACAAATGTTTAGTGATGGACGTTTAAAAATTGAACCACATCATGTAAAAGATGAATGTTGGAACATGGAAGAAAACAAAATGATTGACGAATGTTGGGGAATGGATGGCAATATTAAAGAAGAGTGCTGGAGAATGGAAGAAGGCACAGGTATGCCAACCAATCCTGAAGTAAGTCAAGAAACAGGACAACAAAGCCCTACACAGGGAGAAGATGGACCTTTAGAAGAAGTTAATAAAGTTGCTAAAAACCAACCAAAAAGAGGCTATCTACCAGGTGGCCATCCAGATGATGGTGTTACTATTAAAGCGCACCCAAATTCTTACCTATCATAATTGACTTAATGCTATAAGACAAGAAAAGAAATTAATTTCTTGATCCATAACTAAAGCCGAACGATACAAATATTCAGAGACTTGCAGTAATGCAAGTCTTTTTTTATCTTCTGCTAACGAGCCTTTATATATAGCATTAAATAGGTCTTTCATTAACTTTGGGTAGTCGTTACCGAATGTTTGCTCCGATTCTATAACAAACTTACGTAGAGACATTAAGTCTTCTCTATTAGTAAGTTTAATTAGGATATCTTCAGCGAATCCCTCGTTATTAATAGTGCTCTGTAGTTGTAATACGCCGTTAATAACACTACGTTGTATATGATTAATAATTCTACGTAAATCTGGATAATAGTACCGTATTACTTCTTTAATACGTTCTGCTTGTTCGTTATTAATCTTAACGTTTTCTTCCTTTAATATATGTACTATACGTTTAGCGTATTCTCTAATAGGGGGTGTGAAATCAGTAAAAACCTGACAACGAGATTGTATTGGTTGAATAATACGATGTAAGTAATTACCAGTAAGAATAAAACGAGTGTTACCAGCATATTCTTCCATAACATTACGTAATGCTCTTTGACCAGCATCAGTAAAGTTATCAAATTCGTCAAGAAATATGACTTTAAGTTTACCGTCAATACTCTTGGTTTGAGCAAACGTTAAAATAGAAGTACGTACCTCATCAATACCGTTTTTTTCGCTAGCGTTTATATACAGATATTGAGCGTCTAGTATTTCATTAATAATTACCTTAGCTAATGTGGTTTTACCGGTACCGGCATTACCTACAAGTAGTATGTTAGGTATTTCTTGTTTACGTCTACATTCTTCTATAAATTGACGTAAATAATCAGAAAGTACCATATCGGCCAGTTTAGATGGCCTGTATCGTTCCGTCCATATTGATAGTAACTGTTCATTAATTGTCATTATATAGTAAAGCTGAACGAACCATCGTTATTAGCTGTCATTTTTTTGTTGTACGTATCTACTGGAGTTGCTAGATTATCAGAAGAGCCAAACCCCTTTTCCCCACGAGTTGTTTCGCTTACTTGTTCGGTCCATTCAATGTCGGCCTGAATAAGAGGGTAAACAATTAATTGAGCGATCTTATCGCCTGGTTCAAAGGTTTGATCACCAAAACCAAAATTATAAAGCTTAATACCCATATCCCCTCTATAAGGATTATCAATAATACCAAAATGAGGGAATATATGCTTCTTAAACCCAACACCAGATCGGCCTTCAACACGAATCCAATAACCTGGGGTAATGTAACCAAGCTTTAAACCAACTGGAACTGTAGCCCAGCCTTTACCAGGTATTGTAACCTTTTCTACTGCTGTAAGATCTAATCCAGAATCGCCTGTATAAGGGTCTGAATGATTAAACTTTGGTAACACAGCTAAATTGTGTGTTTTAACGAATTTAATATTAACTGGGAATGACATAATGTATGAGTATAAAGTATATTATTGATAAATCAATGGCTTACATAAATATTATTAATGAATCCTCCGTTACCGGATAATAAGCCATCAGATAATCAACAGATAATAGATCAAATAGATGATTTTATTGACGGTTTAAATATAACTAAAGAGGAACCACAAGCAACTTCTGAAACAGTTACAATTCCAATTAATGTACCTAAAACACCAGAAGATATGCAAGCTTTTGTGTTGCAACACTCAGCAGGTTTGGTAGAAAACAGTGTTAAAAGCATAATGGAATTACAAAAATTGACAGTGGCTACCGGTGACCCGGAAATGATGGCTGGTTTGGCTAGTTTAATTGCTGCAAGTACCGGTGCTATAGAAACAGTTAATAAAATACATTTACAGCATAAAAAGGCTGAAACCATTAAAGAGGTTAAGAAAATTGAAATAGAAGGCAAGAAAGAAATACAAAAACTTAAAAATGATGGGTATCTTAACTTGCCAGCTGGTCAAACAAACATACTAGTAGCTACTAGAGAAGAAATTATAGCACAATTAACTGGTAAGGCTAAAGCTAAAGCAGTAGAAACTAATGTTATTGAACTGTCGGCGTCTGAACAGATTGTGGTGCCTGCTGTTTAGTGATTTTATCCTTTACAGCTTTATAGTGAGCGTTAATTAACATTAATAGCACTAAACCACCTATTACAGCACCTACTACCCACATAGGTATAGTAGCAGCTACATAGGCTAAACCTAAAGAAGCTAAGCATCCGATACCCAAAGTCACACTCTTTAATAGTACTGCGAGTATTAAGAATAAAATACCTACACCTACTAAAGCTTTAATAATGTAACCAAGCATTTCTGCTTTTTGATTAGCTTTAGCAATTTCAACTTGATCAGCAGTATCTTTTTTAATTTTTTCTAATTGAGCTTTTTGTTCAGCTTCTAGTTTATTAATAGTTAAACGCTGTTCTTCTCTAATTTGCTGTTTTTCTTTTTCTTTTTGCTCTATAAGAGCCTCGGCTTTATCTAAATCAGCTTTTTGACTAATAGCTAACTCTACACTAGCGTTATACTTTTCATATAATTGATCAATTGTCTTAGTTTTTTCATCATCTACCTCTTTGGCTATTTTTGCTTTATCTTCTACAGATAATTTATCTGTTCGAGCTAAAATCTCTTTTGCTCTTAAATGAGCTACAAGAGTATTAATGTCTTGTTTCTTTTTCTCTTGAGTAACTATATAAATTCCGTAATCTAGCGCTCCAATCTTAGCAAAGTTTTCATCGTCTTTCTTTTTAGCGTCATCATACGCTTTTTGTAAATCAGCTCTAAATTTTGCATACTGTAATTCTAATTGATTGCGTGTATCATCAACCTTTTTATTGGCTTCAGCCATTTGATCGACTTGCTTGACTGTATTTTCTGCTTTGACTACAGCTGCAGCAGATGTAGTGGTGTCAACTTTGTCAGGGTTTAATTTAAACCCTAATTTAGGAAACCCAACACACCCTGCAAAGAATAAAGATGCCAACGCTACTACGAAATACTTTTTCATAAAAGTACTTACCACTATCTAATGTGTTTAAAGTGATCAATAATTTTTTGTACATCGGATTCACAATAACTACATCTATCTGCACAATGGCAATATTGCTGCAGATCTTTGATCGTTTTTATATCTTCATGTTTATCAACAAGATGTATAATCTCTTTAAATGAAACGTTATTGCAAACACAGTGTGTGCCGTCTAATTCAAGACTCATTAGGATTCACAACTAGCACAAGATAGTATTGAACGTGCAAGCTCCTGTGCAGGGTTAGCTGAACGTTGATAGTAAAGACTCTTAATACCGTTTTCCCAAGCAAATACTATTAGTTCGTTGACATCTTTTGGTTTAGTGTTAGGTGGAATCATTAGGTTTAATGATTGACCTTGATCAATATACTTTTGACGAGCTGCAGCTTGAATTACTATTTCTTTTTGGCTAATTTCGCCGAAAGTTTTGAATACAGCCTTTTCTTCTGGGGTAAGAAACTCTAAGTGTTGTACAGAACCACCTTTTACGAGAATGGACTTCCAAACGCCTTCTGTATTCTTCTTCTTTGTTTCAAGTAAAGCTTCAAGATAAGGGTTCTTATACGTAAACTTACCTTTAGCTAAGTCTTTTACAAAGTAGTTAGAGTTGAGAGGCTCAACTGAAGGAGAAGCTTGACCGAGAATAAACGAACTGGAGGTAGTAGGTGCTACGGCAAGTGTAGTTACATTGCGGCGACCGTAACCTTTGAGTAAAGGTGGTTCACCGTATTCTACAGCCATTTGAGCGGTAGCAGCATCTGCTTTCTTACGAACAAAGCTCCATATCTGAGTATTAAGTAGCTTTGCTTCCATTGTCTCAAACCCAATCATCTTAGATTGAAGATATGTATGCCAACCAAGAGCACCAATACCGAGTGCTCGCTGATTAATAGCGAAGTTTCTTGGATGTACCATAAACTTCATCTTTTCGGTCTTATTAATAAACTCGGTCATTACAGCATCAAGGAAGTATACTAATGTTTCTACTGCATCGGTATTCTTCCAGTTGTCCCACTGCTCAAAGTTAAGAGAAGACAAATCACAAACGAACGATTCTTCATTGTCGTTTGATAGCATAATCTCCGTACAGAGATTGCTTTGATTAATCTTAATGTTCTTGTCTTTGTATACTTGTGGTGCCTGGTTGTTAGCGTTATCAGTAAAGAAGATATAAGGATAACCAGACTCGAAACGCTTTTTAATAACTAAACCCCAAATACGACGCTTTTCTTTATCACCATCAAGCATAGACTTTAACCATTCATCAGTAACACAAACACCAATAGAAAGGTTTTGAATATCATCACCTTCACCTTTAATCTTTAAAAACTCTTCAATATCTTTATGATCAACAGGTAAATACGCTGCAAACGAACCACGGCGTACATTACCTTGTGAAATATAATCTGTTAATGATTCAAATACAGTTAACTGATGATGTACACCGGTAGATTCGCCACCGGACGAGATAGGTGCACCACGAGGACGTATTTTACCGAAGTAAGCAGATGTACCACCGCCGGCTTTTGACATAGTACCTATTTCTGAAATCTTATACAGAATAGCGTCCATATCATCGTCAATGTATGAACCGAAACAGGAAATAGGTAATCCACGTTTACGGCCAAAGTTTGACCATATAGGAGAAGCTAAGGAGTAGAATCCTTGATGCATATAGCTTTCAAACTTATCTGCAAAGCCTTTTAACTTAAGATAATCTTCAGCTGTTTCAGCTATATCTCTTATACGCTTTTCGGCAGTCTCTCCATCTAGAAGATAACCACGTTCAAGGAATTTGCGGGAGTCGCTATTTAACCAGTAAATGTTCTTGTTACTCATTTTTATTTATTATACTATACTTTTTATTAAAATAAATCGTCTTCTGAAAAGCTTTGGGACTTTTTAGAGTACTCTACAGGACGAGAATGGAAGAAGTCAGTCATATTGTTACCGAGTAATTCTTCGTTAAACCAGGATGTATCTTTGAGAAGCTTAGAATCCGTTTCATACGCCTCTGGAAAACCAATACCCTTGAGAGATTCATTGATACGATCCTTTACGAACTCTTTAAGATGAGCTGCAGTTAATCCGTCTTCATTAATACCATTAACCATCCAGTCAATAATCTTTGCTTCGCTTTCATATGCTTCTTTAGCTTCAGCAAGAATTCTTTCTGTAAGCTCTTCATCAAAGAGTTCTGGGTGTTCTTCTCTAATAGTGTTAATAATCTTCATACCAACAAGAGCATGAATATGCTCTTCGTTACGAGTGTATTTAACCTGTTGATCAGTATCCTTAAGCAGATTCTTATTACGTGCAAACCAGTTAATAATGTAGAACTGGCTCATAAGAGAAACGTTCTCTACAAACAACGTAAAGAGTATAATAGCATAAAGATATTGTTTCTTTTTATCTTTATAATAACGATGTGTATACTTTTTAAGATATTTTACACGACCCTGTATCCATTCCAGTTTAAGGTTCTCTTCAAACACATCTTCAAGACCAAGTACAGTAAGCAATCTTTCATAAGCATTGTTATGTATTACCTCTGTATTAGCCATTACATAACCAAGATCCTGTAAGGATGGGTGTGGCAAGTTTTCACCGAGCTTAGCCCAGAACGTTTTTACAGCCACTTCAATCTGACCAATAGCGGATAAAGTACGGATAATAATCTCTCTTTCTTGATCATTTAACTTAACTTTAAACTGCTGTACGTCTGATTTAAAGCTGAACTCTTTATGAGTCCAAAAACCATTGTGCATGGATTCGATAAATTCCTCTGTCCAAGGATAGTGATTAGGTTTACGAGAGATTTGTTCGTCGAAGATCATAGTTAGTTTTAGTTACAGGGAATATTATTTACGTATTGTAAATGTTTTTACGTTTTTATCTATAAAGAAAAAATATTTTTTTCTCGCCAGTGCGCTTGACTGAGTTAGAAAAGTTAGTTTTTCTTATTATACAATTCTAGTTTTTTTACAATGTATCGTACAATCTCGCTTCGTACGATATCAGCTTCTGTCAACGTAAAGACATGGATACCCATTTCTCGGCTTTCATTATCATTAAAAACGTTACACATTTTTTCAAATCCAGATTTACCATTAATATCGGATTGCATTGGGTCTCCGCAAACAAAAAGCTTGCTAAATTGTCCAACACGAGTCATTAAAGTTGTAAGCTCTCTAAATGTACTGTTTTGTGCTTCGTCCATAATGATAGCTTTAGCATTCCAAGAAAGCCCACGAAGATAACCTGTTGGTTTACCTTCAATACGGTTTTCTTTCATTAAAGTATTAATATCAGATTTGCAAAGTAATTCATCGAGTTTTTCCATTAACGGTTCAAGATATGGGGTCAGTTTTTCGTTTGCGTCTCCTGGGAGATATCCCATTTTATTATCTGAACTCTCAACGATACTACGAATATATATTAAGTCAGAAACCTTTTTTAGGTTCAATAATTCCAAAGCAACCAGTGTTGCTAAGAAGCTTTTACTACTGCCCGATGGCCCTGTGATAAAAACAATCTTAGTGTGGTTGTCTAAAGCTAGTTTAAGAAATTCTTTTTGTTTATTTGTCAAATCCGGCCTCTGTCGGATTTGCACTGGTCTTTCTAATTTATCACCTTGATGTACTATAAGACTTTTGTCTTTTGTAACATTATTGTTGTTGTTATTGTTTTGAGATTGCTTCTGTTTTAACAAACGCTTTTTTTTACTCATCTGTAGATACTTACTACAAAACATAAATAATATATATGTTTAAACAATTTGAAGCAAAATATAATAGCTTACTGAAAGAATTTACAGAGTCTTTTCCTGTAGAAGGACACGCTCCTACGTGGCAGAAAAAAGCTGGTAAATCCCCTTCTGGAGGTCTTAACAGAAAAGGTATTATGAGCTACCGTAGACAGCACCCTGGTAGTCATTTATCTATGGCTGTTACCACTAAACCAAGTA